TTGTCCGCGGCGTCGACTGCCGAAAGATCGAGCTCCATTTTTCGACCATGGCCAGCGATGCGAAGAAGCGAAATCGTGTCATCGATTACAACGTCCGGAGCCATGGCACGAGCGAAACGACCGTTGAGCAGGCCGAACAGCTGGTGTATGAGGGGCTATGCCGGCTGCACGACGAATGGAAAACAGAGGGACACGAAGACAACGAAGGGGGGCTTCACTTCGCGGATCTCACGTTGATCGACAAGGGCTGGATGGGCTCCTGGACGGACGACGGGGAAAAAAAGACCTGGGCGAGCCAACCTGTGGAGCGATTTTGTACCGAAAAAGGCATTCGTCACTTCCTGCCGGCCAAAGGGCAGCCGTCTTACCGACAACCAGAGCCGTCCAGGGAAGTCATCATCGGCGACAACTGGCATATCAACCGCGGTAAAGGCCGGGAGCGTATCTGCTCAGAGGTGATCTGGAACGCAGAGCACTGGCACTCTCTGGTTGAGGGCCTATTCATGACCGCGGAGGATGATCCGCACGGGTTTGAGCTGTTCGCGTCTGAGCCGGGCCTGTGGATCAATCACAAGCGACTGGCAGAACACATCCGGGAAGGATCCGCAGACCTTGCAGAGCTTCGGAAGCGGGCCACTAAAACACGCAAGCCGAAGTATCGTCGGGATCACTTCTGGGATTCGTTCGCGATGATGCTGGTTGCTCGTTCGGTCGAGGAGCGACTGAGAGAAATTGAGGCAACACGGAAACCACGCCGCACGCTGGCAGAAATGGCGGCCGGCAAATGAAAGCAAGGCCGAGGATGACATTAGCTGAAATGGCAGCACGATCAGCATTGACTGGAGGCCGGTTGGTTTGCCCGAGGTGTGGTTGTGCGGATCTCCGCGTCGACAAGACAAAGAAGCCGACATCCATGACATACCGGCATCGCGTCTGCCGGCACTGTGGATGGAAATGCGAAACTCGCCAGCCACCGGAAGAATTCATTCGTGAGGTTGAACCGAGAAACAGAACAGAAAACGATTACGACGACAACACTGAGGAGGATTTACTCTAATGGGCCACAACATTCCTCCACTTCAGCCACTCACAACGACTCGTGCGTTTTGCAATCACTGCGGGCGCGATAACTATGGATCGACAGATCAAACATGTCGAGGATGTGGGGCTCCTGTGGTCGTTGCTGTTCGTCCGACATCGCCATCACCACCGATAAAACGATTGAGACCACCTCCGCCACCGCCATCGGTGAGCGTTATTGAGATGTGACATGTCCACGCATGGACAGAACACCTGCGTAGCATCTTCCGCACTAACCATAGCCCGCGCATCATGCGGGCATGGTCAAATCTCCGCAACCTCCTGCAATCCTCGATCGATACGCACGACCTATCGCGCGTCAGGCGGGAAAGTCGCGTCAGGGGCTCGGTGAATTGTTTGCCTCGCAGTTCAGCGAGTTGCAGAACCGCCGAAAAATCGCAGCCACTTACGACGCTGCCGGATCGTCCGACGATTTCAAGAACTACTGGGCTCCAGCAGACGCGCTTGATGCTGATTCGGCCAACTCATTCGCCGTTCGCAACACGCTTGTAAAGCGATCACGTTATGACGTCGCGAACAACGGTTACTCTGACGGCATCGCTCAGACATATGCCACTGACTTGATTGGCATCGGACCAACTCTGCGAATGCAGACTGGCAGCGACGGCTTCAACCGGATGGTTGAGGTGGCGTGGTTCAACTGGTGCAAAGAAATCCAGTTTCGTCGTAAATTGTGGTGTTCCGCACATGCACGACATCAGGACGGTGAAGGGCTGGGCGTTGTTCGTCAGAACAAAAAGCTCAAGCACAAAGTAAAGCTCGATTGGGTTCTCCATGAAACCGAACAGTGCCAAACGCCTTACCTTCCATACGGAATCAAGGGCCGCATTGACGGCATGAAGTTCGATGAATTTGGCAATCCTGAATGGTACGAATTCCTCGAGTCTCACCCGGGCTCAAACCAAAACGGAATCGAAGGTTACGGCAAGTCAGAGCAGATTCCGGCCCGATTCGTGACACACTGGTTCAAGATGAAGCGTCCTGGACAGCATCGCGGAATCCCCGCCTGCACATCGACGCTGAATCTCGGAGCTTCATCGCGGCGATATCGGGAAGCCACCGTCCAAGCGGCCGAGAACGTCGCCAACGTCACACTGCTGCTGTCGACTGCGTTTCCACCGGACGAAATGGATACTGTTTCTCCGATGTCAACGCTGGACATCGCCAAGGGCATGATGATTGGACTGCCCCAAGGTTACGACATGAAGCAGCCAAAGGCAGAACAGCCGACATCGACGCACAAAGAGTTCGTTGGGTCGCTTGTAAGTGAACAGGCTCGCCCGATCTCGATGCCGCTGAACAAAGCCAAGTGCGATTCGTCGTCGTACAACTACGCATCCGGCCGATTGGATCACCAGACGTACTACGGCCACCTTGACGTTGACAGAGAAGACTGCAACGACTGTGTTCTCGATCCGCTTTTTGCAGTCTGGTTTGATCAGGCCGTCGTTGCTTATGGATGGCTCGGCGGCAATCCTGACGCACTCAGCGAAGCCGCGAAGGCACATCTCTGGGATTGGCCACAGCATCAGGTTGCAGATATCGGAACTGAAGCAGACGCGGCCGACAAGAAGCTGAAAAACGGCAGTTCATCAATTGCTGCAGAGCATGTTGCGAGCGGGCTTGATCCAGAAGACGAGCTTCAGAAAGAAGCCGATTTCTTTGGTATCGACATCAAGAAAATGAAGCAGATCAAGCTGCTGCAGAACATGCCGCAGCATGTGATTCCATTCGTGGCGACGATGTTCGGGCTCGAATCGAAGATGCCGGAACCTGTCGTGGAAACGCCAGCACAGCAGCCACAGGAGGCACCAGCGAATGCCTAAGACGTTTGCAACGATTGGAATGTCCGCAGAAGTCACGATTGAAGCCGCAGCGATTGAAGGCGCGGAGGCATCAGGGCCAAAGCGATTCAGTTCCGTGTTTTACACCGGCGGGAAAGTGACGGTTAAGGGCTGGGATCAGCCTGTTGTCATCGATCTCGCAGGAGTTGAGCAGGGCAACGTTCTTGTTGCCAATCTGGACCACGACAAGACAAAACGTGTTGGCAATTTCGACGTCATCAACGATGGGCGAAAGCTCGAAGCCAATGGTGTTGCCAGCGCTGCAACTCCTGCTCGTGATGAAGTAATCAACTCGGCGAAAGACGGCTACAAGTGGCAGTCAAGTATCGAGGCGGATCCCGTTCAGGTTGAAACGCTCGCAGCCGGAAAAACAGTTTCAGTAAACGGCCAGGACGTCACCGGGCCAGCGTACATCGTGCGAAAGAGCACTTTGAAGGGTTTTGCTTTCGTCTCGCACGGTGCGGACGACAACACAACCGTAACGATTGCGGCAGCAGCCGCCTCACCCAAGTTCGAGGGGAAAGAAATGAAACCGGAAATTAAGGCATGGGCTGAAGCGATGGGCCTTGATGTTGCCAACGCCAGCGAAGACCAGAAAGCCACGATTGAGGCCAACTACAACGGCATCAACAAGCCGAAGTCAGTTCCGCAAATCGCCGCAGGCTTCGAGGCAATAAAAACTGAACGGGAGCGTCAGGAATCTATCACTGCTTATGCACTCGACAAGTGCGACGCGCAGCCACAGAACATCGACGCGATTCGCAATCTGGCTGAACAAGCCATTGAAGCGAAATGGTCTCTCGATAAGTTCCGTCTGGAGCTTCTGGAAGCCAGTGCTCCGGGACCATCAACACCGTGGAGCAATCGTCAAGACGCCCGTCTGACAAATCGCGTTTTGGAAGCCGCTGTTTGCGTTGCAGGTCGCATCAAAGACGTCGAAAAGATGTATGACGATCAGACGTTGCAGGCTGCTCATGACCAGTTCCCGCACGGGATTGGCTTGAATCAGCTGATCCTGCTGGGTGCTCAGGCCAACGGCTACCGCACGGGCCACTCCTCACGAGTGACAGTCGAAGCTCAGCGTGCTGCGTTTGGAATGACAACGCCACAGTCGATTCGTGCGGCTGGGTTTTCCAGCGTCAACATCGGCACGATCACCAGCAACGTCGCGAACAAGTTCCTGCGACAGGGTTGGAATTCAGTTGACATGACCCCGATGCGAATCGCGGCTATCCGCAGCGTTCGGGACTTCAAGACCATCACGACCGTTTCTCTGACTGGTGACACTGAATTCCAGAAGGTTGGAGCCGGTGGCGAGATCGCACACGGGACGCTCGGTGAAGAGTCTTACAGCAACAAGGCGGACACCTACGCCAGAATGCTGGCAATCACTCGAACCGACTACATCAACGACGATCTCGGAGCGTTGACAGACACCCCGCGAAAGCTCGGACGTGGTGGTGGTTTGATGCTGAACAAGATCTTCTGGACGAAGTTCCTGAACAACTCAGCGTTCTTCACCAGCGGACGGCTGAACGTCAACGAGGGCGTGGCAGAAATGACTGTTGCTGGGCTGGACGCCACCAACATCATCTTCAAAAGCCAGACGGATCCGGACGGAAACCCTCTGGGCGTGACTCCGAGAATTCTGCTTGTTCCGACAGCACTCGAGACGAAAGCTCGAACGCTGATGACCAGTGAGAAGCTGAAAGGCAGCACGAACGAGCCCGAAGACAATCCATGGCGTGGGCGATTCACTGTCGAAAGCAGTGAGTACATGCACAACTCGCTTTACACCGGATACTCGGCTGCTGCGTGGTATCTCCTGGCGGATCCGATGGACATGCCAGTGATCGAAATCGTTGCCCTGAACGGCCGCGTCGAGCCAGTCATTGAGACTGCAGACGCGGACTTCAACGTCCTGGGCGTCCAGATGCGTGGCTACAGTGACGTGGGCGTCGAACTGCAGGAATACCGCGGTGGTGTTCGTGCTGACGGCGGGGCCAGCTAATCACTGACAGCCAATAGGCTCAGCGGGGCTGGCTGTTCAGCCCCGCGCTTCAAAAACAAATTAAGTCGAGTTTATCCATGATAGTCAAGATGCTTCGAAACCCGTCAAAGTCGCTCGACTGCAGTCTTTTCGAAGGGCAGGAAGGCGAAGTCAACTCCTCGCTCGGCGCAAAGCTTGTCGCGTTGAAGATTGCCATCGACATCACGCCTCCGGAGCCTCCGAAGGTCATCGAAGCGGTTCCAGAAGAGCCGGCACTGAATGGCGTTCCTGAAGTATCGACGCCGGTGTCAAAGAAGCGTTCGTAATCGCTCCCCGCTGTTCGGTGGGCAACGTTCAATCAATCAGTTCACAAGGACATAAGTCATGACAGTTGAAGCAGCATTTTCAAAAGCGGGTGAATCGATCGATTGGACCCCAAACGCAGCAGTTTCAGCAGGCGAAGTCATTCGCTGGCCAGATGGTCGAGCCGGATACGCCGCAACTGGCATTGCCGCCGGAGTGCTTGGGTCCGTTCAGGTTTCTG